AATGGCTTCGTACCGTTGAGCGCAAACCGCTTCATGTACGAAGAATTTGGTTTCAACGGTTTCTTCCATCACTGCACCGTGGTTTCCTGTGTCATGTCCGGGACTTGCGGGGTTGCTTGGTTCTGAATCTCTGCGACTAGCGGGAACACTTCCTGATAGGGACGGGTGCCCAAGTATTGCAGGACAGCGTTGACCAGTTGCAGGGTCAGCTTGATTTCAGTCTTGTCGTTCATTGTCGTTTCCTTTCAGAGTTAAGCCGTGGCCCACGGCAGGGGGGTGTTTTGAGGCGACACGGGGGGCGTGATCATGGAGTTGATCTGTCCCTGCACGTTAGCCTCGAAGTTGGCGATGCCATCAGCACCAAGGGAATTTTGCACCCATCCGATGACTTGCTCTTGAGTGAGTTCGTCGTAAGGCGTGAAGGTGCCTTCCTGCACGGTGAATTGCGAGTTGCCACCGATGGATGCGGTGTACTGACCGTCCACCCCGGTCAGCGTCCAAAGAACATTGCAGACAAAGCCCGGATCGGGGGTGTCCACGGTGTACATCGAATCAACAGTCCATGTGTAGGTCGTAGCCATGCTTATGCTCCGGGTTGTGGGGGATTCGGGTCATACGGCTGGGGCGATGGTTGGCTCCAAGCGTAATTGGCGATGTTGAGGTAGTAAGCCTCATCAAGCACCGTCGATGCCTGCGGGTCGTTGGGCACAAGAACACAACGCCAGTAGGTTGACGAGATAACAACGGTATCCTTCAGGATGTCGGTGGTCTTGCGAACGCCGATACAGCCGTTGGGCTGAATGTCAAATTGAGAGATGTAAGTTTTTTCTTCAAATTGAGCCATGATGGGCCTCCATAAATTTAGCCGCCTTGCGTTTATTCTCGCTTGACGGGATGACTCTTAGATTCGCCGGAACATGAAGCCCCGACACCGTTTTGCCTTTCAGCGGCACGATATGGTCAACATCGTACTGAATGCCTGTCTCTGCGCTTAGGCGTTGTGCTTCAGCGTAGAAGGCCATGATTGCCGTTTTGTCCGCCCACACAGGGGTTGCCTGCCTGCACCGCAGTTCACGGGCCGTTGTGGTCGCCAGTTTGCGGTGGCGGTTTGCGGCATACCACTCCTTGCTGTTGGCAAGATGCTGATCTTTGTTGCGCTCGTACCATGACCGAGTGAGTTCACCGTGGCGGTTTTTGTTCTTGGCAAGCCAGTTGCGGTTATGTTCCAGACGGCAAACCTTGCACCAAGCCTCGTGACCATCAGGCGCACGAGAACGCTTGTAGAAGCCGTCAAACGGCTTCGTGATTTGACACTTAGTACAGGTTTTCATGTGTTAGTAAACACCGCAATTGAAAACTGAATTTGAAAGCCGTTTGCAATATCGCCAAGTTGCAAAATTCTATTGTTTGCTCCGTCTGTCCAAAACGGATAAAACGAGGCTTGATTTGGAGTGCAAACTCCACCTTGAGGAAATCCAGAATAGCCAGAAGGCACAGTCAAATTCGTACAAGTTGCCGCTGAAATATGATAACCAACCCCCGATCCAGAAACATCTGATGCGCCTGCGTTTATCGGCAAAATAATTGCCAAACTATCACCAGAAGAACCTCCAGATTTGGTAGCAACATTCATAACACCCATTAGATACATCCAACGGCCAATTTTTATATATGTACCACCTGTGCTAGCGCCATAAGTAAATGTTGCTCCGCCAGTGGAGGCAACGCTTGGTGTCCAAGTCCCACGCTCATAGTCATCCAGCGTGTTGGCGTTGGACGATGCTTTTTGAGTGGCGGGGAATTCGATACCGGCGACATCGAAACCGTTGTTGGCAAAACTGATTACGCCCGCGCCAGTAGCGCGCGCAACCTCTGCGTTTGTGTACGCTCCATATGGGGTGTAAGTATTGCGGGTGGCGTTGAAGGTGACCGCTGAACCGCTACTTACACCGCCGCCAGTTCCGTTTGTGCGAACAAAATTAACTGAAGCGGGTGCCACGCCGTTGCCGTCATTGAAATACTGAATAATTCCCGATCCCGACTGGCTTGTGTTGGTAGTGCCGTCGCCCCTTGTCGGGAAATAAATGTACGGCATCACGTCGCTTGAAGACGTACTTGACACCCAGTCAATGTTGGTTGGAACATTTCCCATTCTCCAAGTTGCCACGGAATTGATGTAATGCAATCTTGGATTCCCATCCCCATCCGACAGCACGATGTTGTTGTTGGCAGTGCGGATGTCGAGGCCACCTTGGTTGCCGTCATAAGCACCAAGGATGGTATTTTTGGCACCCGTGGTAATGTTCAGACCAGAACCAACACCGACAAAGGTGTTGTAGGTTCCAGTGGTGGCGCTAGAGCCAGCCAAGTAGCCCAGCATGGTGTTGAAGCCGCCAGATGTCAGCGAGTCACCTGCACTGTGCCCAAAAGCCGTATTCCCCGTCGCGTTGCTGGCATACAGCGCCTGAAACCCAACAGCAGTGTTGTTGGAGGCGGTAGTGTTGGACTTGAGTGCAGAAACACCAACAGCGGTGTTATACGAGCCAGTGGTATTGAACCGCATGGCCGCATCTACAACACCAAATTGCTCCCCGCCAATTGCTGTATTAGCAACTCCGGTTGTATTTGCGTACAGAGCAAAATAACCAAACGCATTATTTCCTGCGCCGGTTGTGTTGGAGTAAAGCGCCGAATCGCCAAATGCAGAGTTTGCAAATGCCGTAGTGTTGCTATATCCCGCCTGATAACCGAAAAACGCTGATCTACTGCCTGTTGTATTGCTATACCCCGCCTGATAACCAACAGCAGTGTTGTTGGAGGCGGTGGTGTTAGAAAACAGTGAATTAAAACCAAACGCAGTGTTGTTTGCGCCAGTGGTGTTAGTAACAAGCGCAGAGCCTCCCATTCCAGTGTTGTAACTGCCGGTTGTGTTGTTTTGCAAAACGCCACCGGAAATTCCTGACACATCGCCACCGAAGGCATTGTTGCCAACACCGGTTGTGTTGAGCCTTAAGGCGGCAGTGCCAAAAGCATTGTTACCGACGCCAGAGGTGTTGGTGGCTAGTGCCTCATAGCCAACGGCAGTATTACCCGTTGCAGTATTGGCTTTTAAGGCGGAGTGGCCAACGGCTGTACTGCTTGTACCTGTGGTGTTGCTATATAGGGCTTGATAGCCAATGGCTGTAATGACTACCCCTGTGGTGTTACTGTACCCCGCCTGATACCCAACAGCAGTGTTGTTGGAGGCGGTATTGGCGTTAAGCGTCTGATAACCAATAGCAGCATTAGCACTTCCAGAAATATTATTCTGAAGAGCGCCAACCCCCATAGCGGCGTTTGTTGATCCCGTTTGGTTAAGAAACAATGCCGCGTAGCCAACTGCAACATTATCATTGCCACTTAAGTTTGCTGTTAGAGCCTGCTGTCCCAAGCCGGTGTTATTGACGCCAGTAGTATTGGCCGCAAGTGCCGCATATCCAATACCGGTGTTTCGACCAGAACCTGAATTTGACCCGGCTAATGCGTTCACACCAACCGCAGTGTTGGTAGCCACAGCACCCGCGCCACGGCCTACGGTGAGTCCTTGAATCGTTGCTCCGGGGACGACTGACAGCAGGCTGCTAGTCAGGCGCATTTGTTCGGAGCCGCCGACAGACCAGTACGAAGTACCGTCGTTCAGCGCCGTGTAGACATCGCGAAAGGTGCTTCCTGTTTGAGTGGTGGATTGCTGAATTGCAAAGTCACCATACACATTGATGTCGTTGGCAATGCGCCACGACCTGCTGTTTGGGTTTGCGGTGGTGTAATTGATTCGATAACTGCCGCCGGAATCAACCGCCGTAGTTACTCCACCTGCACTGAGCAAAGTCGTCCCGTTAAACGTCAGCGCACTCCCCGTGGTCAGCACCTTTGACCCATTGAGGTAGGCCACTCCGTTGGCGGTTCCTCCGTTGATCGTGACCGTGGAAGTCGTCGTCAGAGCATTGGCCGTAAGGGTCGTGCCGTCAAAGGTCAGGTTTGACGACTGCCCAATTGCGCTTGTGGACGATGCGTAGAAAACCCGGTTGGCCGTGAAGGAGGTCAGCCCCGTGCCGCCGTTCGTCGTGGCAAGCGTGCCCCCGAGGGTGATCGTGCCGCTAGAAGTGATCGGCCCACCGCTAGTGGTCAGGCCCGTGGTGCCGCCCGACACATCAACCGAAGTCACCGTGCCTAGCGGGTTCGTCGCCCACGAAGTATTGGTGCCGTCAGTGGTCAGATACTTCCCGGCGTTGCCCGTCTGAGAAGGCGCAAGGGCGTTAAATGCTGCGTTGGCAGTCGTTTGCCCTGTGCCCCCGTTGGCAATGCCCAAAGCATTCGTGAGCGTGAGCGTGGTGAACGATCCCGCTGCGCGAGTCGTGCCGCCGATAGTAGTGCCGTCAACGCTGCCGCCCGTGATCGCAACGCTGTTGGCGTTTTGGGTGGACATCGTGCCCAGTCCCGACACCTGAGTGTTCGTGATGGCGATGGGCGTGGAAGCTGCCGCAGTCAGTTGGCCTTGAGCGTTGACCGTGAACGTGCCGACCGACGATGCCGAGCCGTAAGACGCAGCAGTAACTGTGGTATTGGCAAGCGAGATAGTCCTATTGGCCGACAAGTCGCCGCCACCCGAAAGACCCGTGCCCGCGCTAATGGTCGTGGCTGAAGCCGCAGCACCAAGGTTTGTGCGTGCGGTCGGGGCGTCAGATGCGCCCGTGCCACCGTCAGCAACCGCAAGATCATTGATGCCGGTAATCGACCCACCCGTGATCGCCACATTCGTCGCGTTCTGAGTGGACATGGTGCCAAGACCGGACACTTGCGTATTCGCAATGGCAATCGGCGTGGCCGCAAGCGCGGTCAATTGACCCTGAGCGTTAACAGTCGCAGTGAGCGTGTCGGAAGCAGAGCCGTAGCTGTTGGGGGTGACTGCGGTGTTGGTGATTGAGAACTGCGTGCCCGAGAGCGTCAGGCCCGTGCCTGCGCTGTAGACCTGTGCGGCAGAGACTTGCACGAAGGTGATCGGGGTCGTGCCGAACGTGATCGTGCCCTGCGTGTTGCAGACGTAGGTTTCGCCTGCGCCCGTGTTGCCGCTTTGGATGAAGAAGGCGTCGCCTTCGCCAAGACTGTTGGGACTCTTGAGCGCGTAGGTGTCTGCGTCAGAAGCGCGAGTCAGAACCCATGCAACCGATCCACTTCCAACCGTGGTGACAACGTAGACACCGTTCTCAAACGCATTGGTTTGGTTGTAGATCAGGATGCGGTCACCCGCCTGCGCCACCACCCCATCGGGCGTGAATGCGGTCAAAGTACCGGCGTTCGTCAGGGTCGCACCGACACCGGCGGTTCCATTGTTGTAAGTCGCGCTCAGGTTGCCCGTGGTACTGGGCACTTCGTACTTGACCGGGGCGTGGTAGGTGATGCCACTTGAAATCAGCGTGTCAACGTATTGCTTGTTAGCAATATCAGTTGCGCTTGCGGGGGTTGTGGTGACCGTGCCCGATGTCATTGCCACCGATGTGAATGCGCCCGTTGAGGGAGTCGCAGCGCCTACAGTCGTGCCGTTGATCGACCCGCCGGTGATGGAGACTGAGTTGGCGTTCTGCGTCGAGAGCGTGCCAAGGCCCGACACTTGGGTGTTGGCAATCGCAATCGGCGTCGAGGCAAGCGCCGTCAGTTGGCCTTGTTGGTTGACCGTTGCCGTCAGGGTTTGAGAAGCCGAGCCGTAGGAACCCGAGGTAACCGTGGTGTTGGCGATGGAAATTGTGCGGTTGGCCGACAGGTCGCCACCACCCGTCAGTCCGGTGCCTGCCGTAATCGTTGTGGCAGATGCCGCAGCGCCCAAGTTAGTCCGAGCATCGGGGGCATTAGACGCACCTGTGCCGCCATCGGCCACGGCAAGATCGGTGATGCCCGTGATCGTGCCGCCGGTGATTGAAACATTGTTGGCGTCTTGAGTTGAGATCGTTCCCAACCCAAGGTTAGTCCGAGCGCCCGGAGCAGTCGTAGCGCCCGTGCCGCCGTGAGCAACAGCAAGCGTGCCGCCAAGGGTCACTGCGCCCGTGGTCGAGGTAGCAGGCGTCAGGCCGGTCGTGCCGCCGCTAAACGACAAAACGCCCGTGTTGGACACGGTAATCGACGCAGCGCCGTTCGTGACGCTGATGCCCGATCCTGCGGTCAGGTTGGCATTCTTCCAAAGCGAGGTGGTCGCGTCATAGATGATCGTCTGCCCGTTTTGCGGGTTGATGATCTGAACGTCGTGGATTTCGTCTAGCTCATAGCCGTTCTGCACCTTGACGTAGAGTTGCCCATTACCGGGATTCGCACGCTCGACAAGGCCAACATACACAAGGTGATTCGGTGCAGCAGGCTTCGTGGCCGTCACAGAGCCGGGAGTAGCCCCGAGGTACAGGGTGTCGCCTGCGGTAAATGCGCCGAGGTTCAAGCCCTCAAGCACACCCTGACACATCACGAAGCCGGTTTGGTTAGGCCCGATGTTCTCAGCCACCACGCCAAACGTCTTGGCAGAAGTCGCATCAGAGGTGTTGTAGGCGAGTTTGACGGTTGCCCGGTCGCCTTGAGCGCCGAAAAGATAGACCACCTGACCCTTGGTGATGGTGACCGCTTCGGCGTTGGTCACAAACGCCACAAGGGTTTGACCGATGCGCGTGATGACGTTGCCACCAAGCAGGCCAACATCAAGCGTGCCCTGCGCTGCGTCCCAATAGACCTTTCCAACCGCGTTGGCTTCGGCAGCGGTCGTGTCGAACTGCACGAAATCAGGCGAGCTAATGCCGCCCGTCACCCCGGTCATCGAAGTGATGTCGTTGTTAGTCCCAAGAACCGCAGCACTCAGGTTAGCCCGTGCGCCGGGTGCAGTAGACGCACCAGTGCCCCCGTTGGTGATGGCAAGAACGCCCGTGATGTCAGCAGTGGAAATGTCAAGCTGATCCCACGAAGCATTCGTGCCATCGGTCTTCAGGTACTTGCCCGACTGAGCAGACTGCGTAGGCAGCAGCGCATTAAGCGCAGAGTTGGCCGTGGTTTGACCCGTGCCGCCGTTAGCAATCGGCAGCGTGCCGGTAATGTCGGCAGTCGAGATGTCGAGTTGATCCCACGCGGAATTCGTGCCGTCTGTCTTGAGGTACTTGCCTGCGTTGCCGGTTTGCGAGGGAGCAAGAGCGTTGAAAGCTGCATTGGCCGTGGTCTGCCCGGTGCCGCCTTCAGAAATCTGCACTTGGTCGCCGGTCAGGGCAAACGTGCCCGAGGCTGACAAGTTGGTGAACGCGCCCGTCGAAGGGGTCGTGTTTCCAACAGGCGTGTTATTGACCGTCAGGCCGGTGAGGTTCGAGGTGTACTGAGGGGCAGAAGCGCCCGCAACGACAACCTGATTGGCCGTGCCGATGGGCAGGAAGGTCGTGGTATTTGGTGCGCTTTGGTAGGGAAGTGCGCCGGTCGTGCCACCCAACAGGAAAGCCGCGCCGCCCGTGACCACCAAAGGCCCGAGCGTTTCGGTCGTCCCATCGGTGTAGGTGACGATGAGGAAGTATTGCCCGCTTACCTCGGTGTAAGTGATGTTTGAAATGCCGCGACCCTGACGGCCCTGATCGACATCAATGACGATGGTGTTGGGATTTTCGACAAAGACTTGCATGATCAGACCTTAATCACTCCATCGGAGCGCACGAGGAAGAAAAGGAAGATGACCCAATCCTGAGCCGGGTTTGTGCCCTGCACCGGAATGGAAATCTTGATGCGACCCGTGAAAGCCACGGGGTCGTTGGCGTTGATTGACAGTTCAGGATCGCTGTTGATCAGACTCCAAGTAGAGTCATCAATCACAAGCGTGAACGAGCCGTTAGCCGCGACGAAGTTGGTGATCGTCAGGTTGACCGGCGTTGGCGTTGGGGTGTAGTCCCCCACATCGAAAGACAGCCCGTTGCGAGTGTCTATCAGGTTGGTCACCGTTCGTCGAACGATAGACGCAGCAATCGTGGCACCCGTTAGATCAACGATGGTGCCGCAATTTTTAAGCTGAAGGTTCCAATAAGTTTTTTGGTTCCAAACCAACTCACCCGATAGCAGGGCGTTGTCGAACCCGCTGACTTGGGTGATGACGTTCTTATTGAACTTGGGCATTTTGCTTCCCTACGCGGGGAAGCGCATTGACACTCATGGTTTCCCCTGACTCGGGTTGTGACGCTCCCCGCTGACTCGCAGGGCTACGAAGTGTGTCTTGTCTTGCCAAATTTTAGGGTAGCTTTGCCTTTAAGTCAGCAACTTCTTGTGAAAGTTCTTGGATTGCTTTGATCAATGGAGCAATGAATTCGCTGTAGCGCAAACCCTGAATGCTGTTGGGATCGTCCTTGTCTGCCAACACCCATCCCGCAAAGCTATCCACGCCAAGCTGATCTAGGGTCGCCTTGACCTGTTGGGCACTCAAGCCGTGGAAGGTACGCACACCCTCCCGAGCCGGTTCGATTTCCCGTTCGCCCGTCAGGTTGCCTTCATCGTCGAAGACGTTTTCCTTGACCGCGGCCTGCGCCACCTTCCACTTGTATTGGATGGTTTGCAGCTTGTTGATGAAGTTAAGCCCGAGAGGGTTGTCACCAAGGATGTTCTTTTCCCGTTCGTCTGAGGTGTTAACCGATCCGCTGACCGCGTACACATCCACGAATCGGAAGGATGCCGCGCCCAAGGTCATTGAGTTGTCTACCTCGGGACGAAGGAAAGCATCCTCCACCCGAGCGCGTGCCGTTGCCTTGGTGCCAAGCAGGACAGCCTTGGGGTTAGCTGACCCTGACGCACCTGAGATTAGATAAAGCGCATCGTTGCCGTCTGTGTAGATATAAGCGCCAAGACCGCCGGTTGAGTTTTGCCACCTTAGCTCATTGGCTTGTGGCATTTGAATGCCGGTGGTGTAGATGCCTCGGGAAATGCTATTCGTCGTTACAAAATAGCCACCCCAAGCCGTACCCGACCCGCTTGTTGAGTAGCCATAAACCGCAGCACCAAACGCGGTGATTGCTTCAACGGCACGGTCGGTCACGACATTTACCGTGATGCCGCGAGAATCGCCATTGCCTTGGATGGCAAGAGCAGGGCCACCCGACGATGGGCCACCGCCCGGAGGTGTGTAAATTGAGATGCCGCAGCCGTTGGTTGCAGTGCGCGACATCCGAACCGTGATGCCGGTCTGATTGCTGTTGGCCTGCTCTACAAAGACAGCCGTGTTGGGATTGAATCCGCTAGGTGCTGCGGGAGTCCAATTTCCTTGGAAAGTGGCCGTGCCGCCAATCGTTAGATTACTGTTGCCAGTTAGGTTAAGTGAAGAACCATCCCAAAGCAAAGCCGCAGACGATGAGCCAATAGAAAACTTGTATGCGCTTCCGCTATAGCCGAGGAAAAATCCTGTGCCGGTGTTGTAGTCGGTCTGCCCGCCTTGGATGTTGCCGGTGCTGCTGACCGTCAGGGTGTTCTGAATAGTCAGCGCACCCGTGTTGACCGTGATGGCCGACAGCGTGCCGACCTTTAGGCTTGAGATGTACGGTGTAGACCAAACCGTGTTTCCGGTTGTCGGGTCGTAGATGCCGTCCGATTGATACAAGGAATCAGTGCTAGACGGGTTGGGGTCGCTTGCGCCCCACGTTGCAGCGAATCCCCAAACAGACAATGATTGCCCGCTAGATGGGAATGACGCCGACCCGGTGGTGGTAATGTTCCCGGCAACGGGCGCGGGATTGCTAGGCACTCGCGCAAAACAGATGCGTGCGCTTGACCCCGCCGATCCCGTTGGGCCTGTGTTACCGGCATACCCCGCAGCGATGATGCTTGCGGTTGTCCAATTGATTGTGGTGGTCGTGGCCGTGCCCGCATCAATCAGAGATACAGACGCTTCCCAAAGCGTAAAGCCTGCGCTTGGCGATGTTGTGATTGAGCTAGACCACCCCGCAGGGTTGGGCGTAAATGTTCCGCTAGACCATGTGTACGTCGAGGTTCCCGTTGGGCCTGCCGGAATGGTTGCGGCCCATTGATAAACAGAAGCCTTTGCCGTTTTATTTCCGGTCGGCCCCGTTGGGCCTGTCGGCCCGGTCGGGCCTGTTGCTCCGTTTGTTGACTGCGCGTAGACGCTAAAGCCCGAAGTCCAACTGATCGTAGTGGTTGAGACAGCGCCCGGTTCAGATACTTCCTTTGCCGCGACCCACAGAGAAAACCCTGCCGTGCCGGGGTTGGCCGGGATGATCGTCTGCCATCCGTTGCCCCCGGTGTAGCCCGAGTTTGTCGCGGTCGCCCATGTGAACGTGCTAGTTCCCGACGGGTTGCCGGGCTGAGTAAGCGCCCACTGATAGAGATAAGCAATCGCAGTCTTGACGCCCGAAGGCGAGACAGGTGCCCACACAAACGCCGATGAAACCGTCGAAAGCTGCGAGGTGGCTACGTCGTTTGCGACCTTGAACGCAAAGTAGTAGGTTGCCGCAGGAAGCGAAACATTGGTGAACTTGAACGCAAGCGAAGGCGCAAAGGTCTGCGAGTTGGCTGAGTACTCCGTGCCCCACACCTTCCAATCGGAAGCCGAAGGCGTCGCGGAGGTTGTATAGAAAAGCGTGATGCTTGTGACGCGGCCTGAGCTTGGCACGTTGCAAGTGACGCTGAACGAGGGAACCGCAGCCGAAGGCAGTTGATCGCTGACAGTGGGGGCGGCAAGAGCAGAGAAGAAATACGCAGAGGAAAGCCCGCTGTTAGGCGACGGTGAGAATTGCGTAATGTTCTGATCGTCGTATACGTCGGCGTTGTACTCGGTGCATTCAATCTGTGCGCCAAGGTTGCCATCGGGTAGGGTTGTTTCGCTGACCTTGATGGCGCGGAACAGCTTATTCGTCCAACCGTAGTCGCTGTTTGTGATGCTGATGACATCACCCGCGTCCACCTGAATGCCGGGGTATGCGGTCGAGAAAGTGACAATCAAGTCCTCACGCGCCTGCTCAAGCATCCGATTGGCGATGTACTGCGCTTGTACCGAGTCGTTAATCAGGTCGAACGTCACTGTGGCTTTGTTGGCCGGTTCGTTCGCGTACATCAGGACACTTGGCGTTTCCAAGAAAATCAGGTTCGGCTGATCCTTGTTGCCCTTCCACGGGAATGTGGCTTCGACTTGGTTAATGCTCTGCGTGATGTCGGAGATGCTTACCCGCAGTTCGCCAATGATGTTGGAGTCATCAAACGAAAAGGATGAAGACTCTGCCTTGTTGATCACAGGCATCCACTGACCCGTGGTTTCTTGGTACGCAAGCCAAGAATCGCAAGCCGTGAGAATGCGGTCGATGTTGCTTAGGACGTTCTCGCCAGTGTTCAGCACACCGTTGATCCGATACCGAGCTTGAGTAGTAGACCCGCCCGTGTAGGGGATATATGTGATCAGTTGATCAGAGTAGGTGTTCAGCGCCCCGCAAGCCGTGGTGTTGATGTTGCCGATGGGAACCGCGCAGCCATACACATCCGACTTTAAATAGTCCTCAAGCACATCACCGGGGCGTGCCGCGCCTGCGCTTTTGAGGTAATGCGAAACCTTGAAGGTCAGGGGCTGAAGTCCCGTCGTGCCTGCTTCGCTGTTGTAGGTGAGCTTGACGATGGCAAATGCCAAGCCGTTCATCTGTCGGTTGGTTGCAGGCCACCGCAAGCTAGGCGTGATGTCGGAACCACCCATCACCACACTCGGGGAAGAGCCGGTCACGTTGACAATCGTGCCCGCCGCGTTGGAGGTGTAGAGGTTGATGTAGAGATTGCCCGAAATCTTCGTATCTACGTTGCCCGCGCCGTCGGTCAGGGCTACGACTTTGGTGGGGTCGGTGCCGTCAAAAGTTATTGCACGGTCGCCGTAATAGAACTGATTTTCTAAGGTTACAGGATCGGTTCTGCGGAAGAAAAACTGACCATCAGGCGAGATGTTGCTGACCACTAAGACGTAATACATCGTCTTGTTGTCGGTGGAAAGCACCGCATCGACGAACGTGCCACCTAGCCACGCATCACCATAGACAACCGGAATCGGGTTGTTTGCGCTTGGGGGGATTTGCTGCCGTGAGCCGGGATCGACTTGGTTGGGTGCCCTGTTAGTCCCGAATGTGCGGGTCACGACATAGGACAAGGCATAGTTAGCCGCGAAAGCTATTGCAATATATGGGAGGGTTCCTGCCGCAGCCGCACCCAACACGGCGGTGGCAATCATTGTTCCGACCATTTTTTATTCCTTGCAGTACGTCGAGTCAATCTTCTTAAAGCCTCGGCTTTCAAGATCAATCTTAGGGCTTTGAGGCATCAGCGAAATGATGACAACCTCTGCCCGTTCCTGATCAATCAATTCTTGTGCTTTCTTGTTGTAGGCCAAAAACAATTTGCCGCCAATCGTTGTGTTCCTATGCTCGGGCGCGACCCACCAAGCTAGTTCCCTGACTTCGTTAACCTCGGGGCACCACACATTCGGCACCACGATCCCCGCTGCCATCCCGCGATATTCGTTGTCCACCAAGACAAAGCCGCGACCGATGATGAGCGAGGAAAGCAAGCCGCGTATGTGTTGCTCGTCGTGTAGTCTCTTGTCTCTTAGCTTGATGATCGGGGACTCTGCCGCATATTGCCGCATCATCTCAACGCAAGCATCTATGTCGAACTTGTTTGCTTCCCTGATCATTGCCCGATGGTGTCTTCGTACTCAATCCTTGGAACCGTCGTGCCGCCGTTGCCGCCGTTGATGCCGCCCGGACTTGCCACGCCGCCACCCGATGCGGGTTTGCCAAAGTCAAAGTAGGTGCTAGAAATCGCGTCAACACGATCCATTGACGTTTCGCTAGTACCGTAGCGGTCTTGCCAAATTGCCTTGTTGGTCTTGGAAGAAGCCACATAGGTTTCTAGCACCCGCTTCATGGAGGTGCAGGAAATCGAGCAAGTAGCAATCCTGCTGCGTACCTCGTCGTTCCAATCCTCGGTGATTGAGACATTGGTAACGATGCCTTGGTAGCGTTTGAAGAACTGCTGCGTCGGCGTGGTGATGATCTGATTGTCAGAGTCAAGGAAGCCGCGCCAAATTTCGACCGTGCTTCCCTTGATGTCTGCGCTTAGGATTAGCGCGATGTTGGCCGGGTTGATGCCGGTCAGCGAAACCATCATGTCGGTCGAGGTTGACTTGATGTTGCGCTCGACCTGACCGATCCCGAGCAGCGACCCCATCCCCGAGAACGTGATTCCGCTGACGGTGACGGGGGCAGCCGCGTTGCAGAATGTGTAGGTCGTTGGCGAGGTCTTGCCAACCACCATCCTGACAAACTCAGCGTGTCGGATGTTTGCGCTGTTCAGCGCGTTCATCGTGGTACTCATGGCGCGACGTTCTCCCGGAACACGAAGGGCTGATCCCAAGTCACAAACGCGCCATTGGTCATTGGCGTGAGCGAATAGGTTGGGCAGACTTCCGCATAGACCGGGAAGTAGACCGCAGACC